ACACTAGCGATCTTTTTACTAGCTGTGCCTCCCACAAGTGGAATGCTCATACTAGCTAGCACAGTCGCTAAATCTGCGCTTTTGGCTCTCTCAATTTCATCTAGAAGTTTAGCAGTAGTCTTTTCACCTAGGGTTTCTTCTACTGTACTAGGATCTAGATAAAAGAGTTCCGTTAGATCACTAAGATTAAGTTTTTCGATAGTCTTTGGGCCAAAACCCTTGATACCTAAAACCTTAGCAAAGTTCTCTAACTTCTTAAAGAGTTGGGCACTACAAGCAGTATTCCGGCAGAACAACTGTTGGTTGACTAACTCTAGTGGGTAGTCGCAGCATGGGCAGTTTGTTGGAATCTCAATCTTCATAGTTGCTTTATCGTCTTGATGTAAGTATTATACAGGATTTAGTTTGGCTTGACAAGTGTATTTTTTTGATGGTAATGGTAAGTAAAATTTAAGCTAACTTCCACCCTTTGTGAGACTTCCTTTTACCATTTAAAATTTGGGATACTGCACTTTGGCTCAAATTAAATTCTGAAGCTATTTTAGTGGGGGATGTTACCTTATACACTATACCTTCGGGAGATACTAGGTCTGGATAATCTACCCCTCTCATACCTCCTCTACGCATACCAGAGTTATGGTATATGTGCTCTAGTTTAGAATACTCGTCAGGGTAAGCTTCCTTCATCCATATATGTTTTTCTAAACATGCAATATGTCTAATTACACTTTCAGAAACATTTAATTTCTCTGATATTTCTTTATAGGTTATTTTAGGTGTAATAAGCTTACAAAGTATATTATAATATACTTCATTAGTATGGAGGGCCCTAGGCGAATCCTCCCCTAAGCAATTTTCTAATTGTCCTGGTAAATTATTAAAACCATTTGAAATGGAGTCCCATACTTCTATGGCTTCTTCCTCAGCAGATAATAAGTCAGCAATACTGCACTCTAAAATAATTTCCATATATGGGAGTCCATATTTATAGTATGCTTCTTGTATTTTATAGGGAGATTTACCAGCACGAAGCTTCCTATAATGCTCGCCTATACGTCGCTCTATATTATCTGATTTCCCTACATAAACCTTATCTGTGCCATTAAATTTTAATAAATAAATACCTATTGTCATAATTATCCCCTATATGAATATATTATACCATATAGGGATAGATATTACAATACTAAATTTAATGTACCATATGAGTTACTTTGGGTATAATCTCTCCACCCATAATAATAGCTACAGTGCATCCAATATACAAGTCTAATGCTTCAATAAACCCTGGATTATTAAGAGTGGCCCTGGATACTACCTTATCGCCTATATTAATAGGTTCTAATACTGCTATAGGTGTTACTTTACCAGATTTACCTACTTGCCACTCGACAGCTAAAAGGGTCGTCTCGACGGCTTCTTGTCGTTCCTTACGGGCATAACTACCTCTAGGGGCTTTAGAAGTGAAGCCAAGGCTATCAAAAATAGTATTATCATTGATGCGAAAAACAACACCATCAGAGTCATAAACATGGATAAGGTCACTATCAAATACTGTACCAAAGCCAAGTTCAAAAAGATAGTACATATCTTTACGATAGGTATCTTTAACATAAGGGTAAACTCCGTAGGCAAAAAAGCTAATTGCTCGTGTACGGAACTCATTAACATCTTTTAGGTTAAGCGCCCCAGCAGCATAGTTTCTAGAATTTTCTATGTTCTTAGGTGCTACTATTTCGCCGGTTATTTGTAGTACGCCACTATGTTCAATTTGAAGTGGTACTAAATCTTTTCTAGCGTATACTTTATCAGTAATATCTGTACCGGTAGTACCATCTCCACGAGTTAGTGCACGAGATAATTTGCCATCAATATATAGGAGGCTAATTGCAGCCCCATCAAGTTTAATTGATGAAGTTATATCTTTGTAGTCTTCAAGAGGCTTCTTACCTTCTCCTTCGTAATACTTGTCCAGCGAGTACATACGAGAGAAGTGTTTGTGCAAATGCTCGTGTTGCTTAGCCCCTACTTTATTGTACCCAGCAGACTCCGCCAAACGGTCAAACACTTCGTCCGTTAGGAACGGTTTGCCTGCGTAATAGGCGGCACTTGCTGCGTCTAGGTAGTCTTTGATATTTTGCATTTAACGTCGCTAAAGTATTTGTTTACAACTTCTGAGGTTTCTTCGAAAGAGCAGAGTTCTACCATTCCGTCAAGTAACGATAGAATGTTATGCATCGAAGCCTCCATAGAGATACCTTCTCTTGAAGGTATGTATTCACCTTCGTATGAAAGGAAGTACTTGCGAAGATGTACATATTGAACTCCTCTAAATTCGTTTACTACTAACTTAACTTGATACGCTTTAGGCTCATTTTCGTAGACTAGCTTTTCGTATAATACTGGTGATTCATTATCCATAATAATTCCAAAGAAACAATATTATACCACTAAAGCAGTACTAAAGCAATATCATAATTTTAATGCTAACTTGCGCATATCTTCCAAGTGGTACTTTACGGCCTCTAGCTGACCGGAACTACCAGCAGCTTGAGAAGGACGTAATCCTGCGTCATACAACGCGTCAATAAGAGATTGAGCCTGCTCTAACTGTAGCGACATAAAAGGCTCTATGCGTTCACCACGTGTATGAAGTTCCATTGGAACTGGCAAAAGTCTAAATGTTTCAGTATTAGATCGTTGTATACCACTAATAGCAATATCGTCATTCCATAGACGACGTTCAGCAAGAAACTTGGTTTCTATGAAATATTTCATACTTCCTCAAACACGGGTTCGTTACATACAGAACAAGGCACAAACCTAGTCCAATTACCTGTGGCTTGATTGTACTGAGCATAGCGTTCATCAATTACTTCGCCACCGGTAACTTCATCATAAAGGTACATATCGTTATGGAAAGGTACCTTGTCCATATCCAATACTACTCCACAATTATCACAGCTTTGTAGTTTCATTTCTTTAATTCCTGAAGTACTTCATGCTGCCAACGCCCGTCTTCTCGCATAATACGGAGATCCCCTAGACTTTCTATAGCTGCATCAATAGCCTTATTCCAGTTTAATGTATAAGATGCGGCTAATATTCCTTGCATAGCTTCTAGTACTGCTTTCGCTGTTTCTGTAGGCTTAGCTGTTTCACTAACAGTGATACGACCATCATGATGTATGGTCATAATTGGTTCTCTGTTAATATCATATGTTTCTAGTAGTTGGTACTCTTTTGAGCTGCCAACTAACATACTCTTATATGGTATATCTTCCCATGTGCTTGGCATAGTGTATGCCTCACCGTACTTTGAAGTAAGGTTAAAACTATCATTCATATCTTCACTCCTAAAGTACGTAGATGATCTAAACTAGCCAGCTCACAGGCTTCTTGGTATGCTGATTGCAACCACTTCTCGCTTAGTAGCCAAATACGATAGATCCATCCATATCGCGGATCGTGCTTCTCTGCGTCAATCCTAGCGATTGAGTCGTACCGCGCGGAATATACAATCTCACCAACATTGAATCTTTCCCTAGCCGCACCTTCTGGAATAAGCTCGGGTTTAAAGTAGTCGTGTGAGTTTGCACGGATTGGTACGTCATACTTATCTAGAATGTGCTTAATAAAGTTGACAGGGCGGTAGGTACTCTTGGTAATTGCGTCAATCGTCTGACCTTCCAAGTACTCACTAATAATGAATGTGATTTCATCGTTAGTCGCTGGCTTACCTCGAAGTGCTGCCCGCCTGTCTGCTTCTCGCTGTTTCTTCTCTTTATACTTGTCAATGATCTGACCCAAACGCGTAGTGTTGTACGCGATGTTCAGAATCTGGCAAGCGTCTTTCTTAGATATACCTTTACTTCCGTCTTTAGGTTCTAATAAAGAAATAACTCTTTCTATATTATCTGGTGTTAAAGAGTCTTCCGTGTTTTTTCTAGTAGCCATATATCCTTAAGAAAAATAATTTTGATTTTTATTTGTGATTGGTGTATAATATAATTTTACATGGAAAATTATATGACAACTGGTATATATAAATTAAACTTTAATGGTACTACAAAAGTATATATAGGTCAATCTATTAATATTGAGGAGAGGTTTACTAAACACTTAATGTATATGCGTAAAGGTAAGGCCTCAGAAAAACTTAATTTAGCCTATCGGGATTATGACCAACCTACTTTGGAGATATTATGTGAATGTAGTATTAATGAATTAGACAAATATGAAGATGAGGCCATTGAAATATTTAATAGCGTAGAATCTGGGTTCAATACATATGACACTGCTAGAGGTATAAGCACTATGTCTGGAGATTCACACTATAACTCTAAATATACTACTAAACAATATGTAGAGGCAATGTTACTGCTTTTGGACGTTTCGGTACCTATTAATGAAATATCAGTAATAACAGGTATTTCTACCGGTAGTATTAACGTATTTTCTAGAGGTAACTCCCATACTTATATAAAAGAAATTTATCCAGAAGAATACACAAAAATGATTTCTCTAGTTGGTAAACGAAAGGTTTTCGTTAATACAGCAGTAAGAAAAGGTATAGTATACCCTACAGTAATATCTCCTGAAGGAGTAGAGTACCCCGATATTACTAATGCTAAGGAATTTGCTAGTATACATAATATACCTTATGACGGATTTCATCGTTTACTTAGGGGATCTCGTAAATCTACTAAAGGGTGGGTTATTAAATCTTAAAGATATTATTATACACTAATTAAGTTAAAGAATCAAGCCTATTTTTATATTGTTTTCCAGCCTTACCACAAGCAGGGAATATAAACCAAGCTAGACTACGTTCTACCCTACAATCAGTTCCCTTATCAGTAGCAGAGCTAAGATTCCATTCATCCGAACCAGCCACTTTAGGGTTATGACAGCGTAAATTCCATTCAGACTTCGGTTCTGGCTTAGACCAATAACAGTCCCTACAAAACTTAGTTTGTACCATGTTTAAAATATTCCTGAAGCTCTTTCAGTCCGCCGATGTGATGCTTACCGTTAAAAATCTGTGGTACACTCTTTGCAGTAGGCAAACGATCTTTTAGATGTTGCACTGGTACATAGGTTTTGCCCTCTACCTGATGTTGTCCCACATTAAGGATAAGCTCCTGGTAGGATACACCTTTAGATTTCATAAAGTTCTTAGCTTGCTCGCAAGCGGTACAGCCAGGCTGTGAATAAATTTGAATGTTCATAGTAAATCCTTAGCAAGGGAACTATCGTTTGAGATAGCTACGAGTTTTAGAATAAAAGATTCAGAAAATTGGGGGTTTGGCGCAGCTTCAATTTTCTCGGGAGTATCTTCAAGTGGTGTTGGTAAAGTACCTGGAGTCACCCATTGGTTGAAAGAAGGGCTTAGGAATATCTTTGCCGCGCCTCCTTCAATCATATATACTCGTGGATATTTAGTATCTGCT